TCCTGCGCAACTGTAATCAGATCGGCAAACTGGCGCACCGATAATTTGCTGCTATGAAACCCGACCGGAAATGGCTCGCCGTTCAATCCGTTCTCAAAGCGCGTGGCGTGGCCGCAGGCGTGCATCATTAACGCCTTCCACACCTCTGGCGTATGCGCTCGACCTTCGGGCTTGGCGCGCGAAATATCGGACAGCATCGCCCAGAACTTCGCGTTCTGATCGGCATTGCGCGTGGCTTCCTTGACCGTCACGACCGCATCTAACGGTGCGCGGCGTATGAGGTCACACGCCAGCGCCCGTTGTGCGTCACCCCGGAGAATGACAGTCTGCGCCACTAGTCCATCCCCAGCGCAGTGAGATACATTTCAAGGATGGCCTCTTTCTCTGCGCGCTCATGTGGCGGCATCTTACGCAGTTTGATAATTTCACGCAGGATGGCGGTGTCGTAGCCGCAGCCTTTGGCCTCGGCCAGCACATCTTTCTGCTGATCGGCAATGTCCTGCTTTTCAGCCTCTAGGCGCTCGTAGCGCTCAATGAAGCTGCGAAGATGCTCTGCGGTGATTTGGTAGTGGTCGGTCATGCGGTTCTCGCTTTCAGTTGTTCAATCTTGGTTTCCATTTCTGCAATGAATTTCTGCACTTCCTCAACGATGGTCTTCGCCAAATTCTCGTCAAACTCTACGCGGCGCACGAACATCTGCATATCCACGGGCAGGCGCGGGTCAAAGCTAACAAAGTCGCACCACTTGCGCCCGGTGCAGAGCATCTGAACGTGCATCTGCGTGATGTATTTCCCCGGCACCTTGTCGCTTAGAAGCGTTTCGATGTGCGTGGCGGTATTGGGGCATTTGATTTCGATCAGACCATCGTCACCGATCAGCCCGTCAGGCGATGCGCCGAAACCCGCGATTTCGGGATGCGGCACAAAGCCTGTTTCCACCACTGTCGCGCCGGTCATGATTTCGTAGGCCATACGCGCTTGCGGTTCTGTTTGGGTTCCGAATTGCATTGCGGCAGAGGAAAAGCCCCCCTGCCGCTCGCCTGTCAGCCGCTCGCAGATCAACTCTGCCATATAGTTGGCGCGGGATGCTGCGTAGCCGCTTTTGGTTTTTGCTATGACTTCTGCGGTGCGGGATGCTGTGACGCATCCCATCCGCGCTTCGAACCATTCTTCGGTGCGTTGCTCCATCACTCGGCCCCCAGCTTTTTGGTGAGCATTGCAATCGTCTGGTCGGCCTGCTGCGCGGTCAAATCGTGCAGTTCCGCGACCTTCCAGTATGCGCACAGCTTGGCCTCGTCGCTGGCGGTGCGCTCAATCAGGTCGTTGATTTCCTTCCACTGTTCTGCGCTGATTTTAGCTGGCGGCTTGGGCTGCGGCTTTGGCGGTGCGGCGGCGGCTGCGTTTCCATCATCGTCTGACTCCGGTGCTACGCCAGAAAGGCTTTCCAGTCCTATTCTCTTTGCATACGTCGTAGCCGATTTCATCGCTTGCATGTTGTTGCGGTCAACGATCAGCGGCACATCGCAAGACACTCGGCTTTCGCTGGCAGCGTGGACAAACTCGGTGCGCATTGCCATCTGGTCGCCTTCGCCTGTCATGTAGTGCAGAACCGCGACCCCGTGAGCCGAGAGCGTCGGAATGACAACATTGGCAACGTCTGCCAGATCGGCGTAGCGCGACTTGAACGCTGGGTTTGTGCTTCCCTTTTGGACCTTGCCAAACTCAGCCTGTGCGGCGCACAGCGCGCTGTAGATGTTTTTGTGTTCAGTCATTGGTTCCGTTCCTTGTGTTGTGCCGCGTGGGCGATGAGCAGTTGCACGGCCAGCGTGCGGATGGCGTCAAGCTGTTTGGTTGTCACTCGACAACCGCTTTCAATATGGCCAGCACCCAAGGCAGGCCAAAGACCATAGCGGCGATGCAGAGCCCGCCCAGAATGTCGTCAAGCGTGAATTTGGTCATTGGTAGGCTTCCTGTTCTTCCGTTAGCTTTACTGCGTGTTGGATTGCTTCCCCAGCAAGGTTTGCGGCGATGCTGTAAACTTCGCGTTCCGTCAGATTATGCTTGATGATGTCCTCGGCCATATTGCGCGCCATCATATCAAGCAGGCCGCTGATAAGTTGTTGGCGGCTCATGCTGCTGCCTCATTGATGAAAGGCTTGCGGTTCCAGCCGCACAATCCAACGTTGACCAGACCATTGGCGGTTTCCTGCACCACATAGATGTGGCGTTCTTTCGGGTATCCGTCGCACAGATAATCTGCTGCGCGGCGCGCTGCGTAAATGTCGCTGAAAGGCATGTCAGCTTGTGCGTTGTATGGGTTGCAGCGCTGCCCGCGAAAGTAAACCCAATATTGTTCGTTTGTCATGTTCGTATCCTGTTGAGGGCGTTGCCCGTTGCGATGGATACATCCTATGCTATGCGCAAAAACCGCGCAAGCGAAAAACGCGCTTGACGCGCAAAAAATGCGCGGGCATGATGACGGCATGAAAAACGCACGAGACGTCATCGACAACATAGGCCGCGACGCAATCGCTCAGAAATTGGGTGTTGCCTTGCGCCGTGTTGACCGCGCCCGCACCGAAGAACGCATCCCCGCGTCGTGGTATGCGGGCCTATGCGAATTGGTTGGGCAGGATTTGCCCCGCCACTTTTTTACCTTCAAGGGTTTGGGGGCAGATCAATGAGACCCGGCGATATGGACCAATGGGAAGTCGAAAACGACCGCGTATGGCGCGGGATGCTGCGGGTCGGCGTCGGCCTTGTGCTGATGCTGTTTGCGTCGATGCTGATCGGCATTGTTCTCGGCTATTTAATTTGGGGCATATGATGAAACAGAACCCGCAGCGCGATGTGTCCTCCCCATATCTGCGCGCGGAGGCGGCAGGGCTGATCCCCTCGGTTAGCCTTGCCGCCGCCCTTCCATATTCACTAGAGCAATTTTTTGATACGCTGGGTATCGCAGACGACATACCTTGGAGGCCGACGCATGACCAAGACGAGCCGCCTTTCTGAGTTGGATCGTGAAATTCTGACCTACCTCGGCATCGTCGGCGGGACAGACGTGGCTGACATTGCAGAGGTGCTGGGCGTCAATGAACATTCGGTGCAACAGGCGCTGCACAAGCTGGACGACGAGGGCCACGTTATGATGCGTCTGGGCTGGTATCGTCTGAGCGAAGCCGCAAAGGCTGGCAGGCTATGACGACCGAAGCTGGCCGCAGGTTTATCGCAGATCGCCTTAACGCAGCGCGGAACCTGTCAGAACTGGCTGCAGTCTGGGCGACCATCGCTGTAGCGTATCAGCGCGAGCCGCAGATTTTTGAACTGAAAGAACGCCTCAAGGCACAAATGGAGAGGAAGAAATGAAAAGCGAAGATTGGCAACCAATGGAAACAGCGCCGTTGAACCCATACGGAAAGCCTTGGGGACCGATTGTTTTAATATGGGATCGTGCTACGCAAAGCCCAGTCTGCGCGTATTTTGAACCTTGGCACGGTTACAAAGATCAAGATTGCGGACCAGCTTGGGTCGTTGCTGACGGTGTAGGTGACAGCGCAATCACACCAGAAGACGCCGGTGGCTGGATGGATATTGAAAAGCCAAGTTGGGAAAAAGAATGAACGACATCATCGCAAAGCACGTTGTCATGCTCCGGGCCACACAGGAGCGCCAGAACGCCATTGAAGCCCTAGAGCGCGTCAAGCGTAGGGGCGACACGCAGGCAATCAACCGAGCGCAACGCCGGGTGTATGACGCCAATCATCGACTGATGCAGGCCGAGCGCGAGGTGTTTGCTTGAGGCGCGCAGCCAAAGTTGACGCCAATCAACGCGAAGTGGTTGCAGCCCTTCGCGCCGCAGGCGCTAGTGTCCAGCTACTACATGCTGTCGGTGAGGGCTGTCCCGATCTATTGGTAGGGTATAAGGGCTTGAATATGCTGCTTGAGGTGAAGGACGGCAGCAAGCCGCCCAGCGCGCAGAAGCTGACGCCGCAGCAAGAAGAATGGCACCGAGACTGGCGCGGTCATCGCGTGGTTGTGAACAGCCCGGAAGCCGCATTGACGGCGATTGGAGCGATTGCAATCATCGGCAAGATAGAGTAAGAAAGAAAAGCGGCGGCGGAGACTAGCAGGTCTCAACGCCGCCTAGCAGGCCACACGCGTCTTGGGGAAGATGCGGCCTGCAAGTGCAGATATAGCGTTTCGGCGTTCGTGCTGCAACAAAATATTCCCCTGCGTTTGACGCCTACAAGCAAGGCGGTGCGGTTTCGGACACGACCCTAATAGGTGTCCTGCGCTTCGGGGAACTTACCCGGCCCGACAGGTAGCGGTCCAGACTGGCCCTGTCAGATACTCGGCACCGGAAATCATTTCCGGCAAACCCACCGACCCGACGAAATTTCGCTGGGATCGGGGACCATCTAAGGATGGGGCAGGAGAATAGCCTGCGGGAAGGCGTCTGGCCCACGATAAAGGGCACCGAGTGGATACGAAGCGGTAGGTGTCTGGGCCTTCCCTGTATATCGGGGGAAGGTAGCGGGTGTCGGCTATTGCCTAATGCTCTGATGTTGAAACAAAAAAGTGAATTGCGGCTGTGATTAAACTGTGGAACAGATGACAACACTGAATAGCAGGGGAAGGCTAGGATGAACGACTTTTTCACATGTGCATGCCCGACTTGCGGCCAGCCGTTGCCGGACACGCAAGCGACAAAATCAACGCAACGAAATTTCGCTGGATTTTGGGATCGTGTCCCGAACAAGGTGGCGAAAGCACAATCTCGCAAGACTTGGGACAAGCTGACGCCAGCACAGCGCGAAGCGGCGCATGAGAACGTGACCGCGTGGTATGACTGGTTCCGCAAGACCTATCCGACCGCTTCAATGCCGCATCCGTCAACCTATCTGGCGCAACGCCGCTGGGAAGACGAAGGCTGGAAGCCCGCGCAAACGCAATCCGTAGATCGGGCAGCGTTCTGGGCCGAAAGCATCAAGGCGGGGCGTTACGTCTCGCCAGCAACCTGCCCGCCCGCTCTGTGCGCAGAAATGGT